ATGCAAAGGCAGATCGGCCTTGCGCACCAGAAGCATGAGACGGCGACCGGGCAGCGGGCGAAGGCTCCCGCCTATCCCCTCACCGCTCAACAGATCGCCCTTCGGGACTACCAGAGCCAAATCGCCTTCGACGCTGAGATAAGGCAGCACGATCCCGGCTATGCGCGGATTGACCCCGATCCGGTCTTTGATGCGCATCCCTACCGCGACGGCTTCGCCGGCAAGCTGTCAGACGACGAGCTAGAGGAGCTTGTCGGCGCGCGCATCGAGCATGCCCGCCTCGCTGGCAATTTCAACGCCGTGAAAGGATCGCCAGAATGGCGTGCGCTGGCGCAAGCGCTTTGCATTTCGTCCTATGAAGCCGTGGCCCGGCGCTATGAACGCAATGATGGCGACTTTACCGGCGAGCCGGCGCACCCGCTGCTAGTGACCGCCGCCGCCATAGATGAAGACCAGCCGGAACCCGTCACCTTCGATTCCATTATTGACGACGAGGTGAAGCGCCGCGCGCGCGGCAAGGACGCCAAGCCCCTGCCGGATCGCACCGTTAAAAAGTATCGCGACGATTGCGCCGCCTTCGCCAAGTGGCGCAAGAGCAAGGACGCGCAGACTGTCACCGCCGCCGAAGGCAAAGCATGGATCGAAGCTTTGCAGGACAAGGGCGAGCTAGGAAATCGCACGATCAAGACAAAGCTCCAGAACGTGCGCACCGTCATCAATTGGGGCAGATCGAACGATCCGGCCAATTTCCTCCCCGCTGGCAATCCCCTGACAGGCGTGAAGCTTCCCGACTTCATCACCACGCCCTCACACCTTCGCGCCTATACCATGGACGAGGCGCGCAAGGTGCTTGCGGCCGCACGTAAGGAAGAAAAAGCTCTCTTCCGCTGGATACCATGGCTTTGTGCCTATTCCGGCATGCGCGTTAGTGAGGCCGGAAGCCTGCGCAAGGAAGATTTCTTCAAGGTCGGCGAGCGGTGGTTTTGGAAGGTAACGACCGCTGGCGGGCGCAAGCTAAAGAATGCCTCTAGCGAACGCCGCATTCCGGTCCACCCTGCCCTTATCGCCGAAGGCTTGATTGAATTCGTGGAAGCCGCCCCGGCTGGCAGGCTGTTCCGTGGCGACACGAAAGACGAAATCGACGTGCAGCCCCGCATATCAACATGGGTGCGCGGCCTCATCACGCTCGAAGAGCATGCCGAGCTTTCGCCTAACCACGGCTGGCGGCACCTGTTTGAAGACCTATGCCGGCGCGACAGGGTGCCGGAAGAGGCCCGCCATTACATAACCGGCAGAACGGACGGCAACAGCCAAGAGCTATATGGCCGCTCTGAGGTAATGCTTCCCGGCTTGGCCGACGCCATGGAACATATCAAACCAATCCCGATAGATCAAAAATAACGATCCTTTTCGTATAAATCATCAATTTTTGTGAAATAATGGATTCACACGCGATTCCGCGTGTGTCAGAATCTTCCTCAAGTTGAATTTGAGGACATTTTGCTGATGTTTGCAGGGTTGAAGAATGCACTCGGCTTCTCGAAAGAGAAGAAGGCGCATTCTATCGAGAATATCCTTCTGGATATCAAGAATGCAGCGTCCGGTATTAGTGTTAACCCGCGCAACGCAACGGAAGTTCCTGCCGTTCATTGTGCCGTTGGTATCATCTCCGAGAAATCGGGCGACCTTCCCGCCAAGCTCTACCATCGTGAAACGCGCGTTGCTGCGAAAGATCATCCGGCCTATCGGCTGATTCACGACGAGGCGAGCCCGTTTGTCAGCGCCTCGCAGCTTCGCATTGACCTAACCCATGACGCGCTGCTTTGGGGGAACGGCTACGCTTTCGTTGTCCGGTCTTCCGACCAGCGCCCGCTCAGCTTGCAGCGCCTTGAGCCGTGGACGGTCCAGAATCGGACCTACGACGACGGCACGCCTTATTATGTCGTCACAACTGCCAAGGGTCCGGTTCCCTACGAATATACGGATATCCTGCACCTTCAACCCTTCGACAAGGTTGCGCCGATCTATTCCGGCCGTAAGGCGATTGCCCTTGCCATGGCATTTGAGCGCCACCTTGAAAGCCTTCTGGCGAATGGTGGGCGTCCATCCGGCATCATCACGGCAAAGAAGTCGCTGGAGTCTTCCGCCAAGACGAAGATTCTCGAAAGTTGGTTTAACAGCCAGAGCGGCAAGAACACCGGAAACACGGCCCTTCTCGATGAGGAAATGGGCTATCTCGAACTTGCGATGAAGCTCACGGATGCGCAGTTTGCCGAGAACCGCCTTGAGCAAATCCGCGAAATCAGCCGCGCCTTTCGTATTCCGCCGACCATGCTTTTCGAGCTTACGCGCGGAACGTGGTCGAACACGGAAGAAATGTCTCGCCAGTTCTACACTATGACCCTGAAGCCTTGGCTGACGGCGTGGACGTGGGCCTATTCTAAGGTTCTCCTGACCCCGGAAGAGCGCGACGAATTCTATATCGAATTCATCACCGACGACCTTCTCACGACCGACTTCATGAAGAAGGCCACGGCCCTCGGCCAGTATCGCAGCATGGGCGCGCTCACCGGCAACGAAGTCCGCGCCATGCTCAACATGCCGCCGCACCCGGACGGCGACAGCCTTTCCAATCCGCACATTACCACAACCACCAGCACGGCACCGGCAGAACCGGAAGCGCCGAAGGAAGCCGCATGAATGAAATCAAACTGACCGCGCCTGAACTGCGCAAGAGCGTCAATTCCATGTTGAACTTTCTTGAGGGCTTTTATCCGCCCCATGGGAGTGAGGAGCTTCGGGCAAAGTTTCGCGGGTTTCTTTCTGAGGGCTTTAGCGAGGCGGTGGGCGACATTCTTCATATCGCGCGGGATGCCGCCGACGCGGAGGAAGCTACCTATGGCAAGGGGCTTTATCTCGAAGAATGGCAGATCAGCGCCATCAAGCGGATTTACGGCGACGACGCCATGACGGTTCCGGTGAAATTCATCGGCGGGAAGTTCGTCCGATGATCTCCCACACCGCCTACTTCGGCGATGGCGTGAAGACCTTCACCCTCACCGATTCCGTCATCAAGGAGCTTCAGCACAAGACCGACCTCGGCATTGGTGCGCTCTTCCTGCGCATGATGGCCTCGCAGTTTCGCGTTGCCGATATTGTCGAAATCATCCGGCTCGGCCTCATCGGCGGCGGCACCAGCCCGGCCGATGCGCAACGTCTTGTCGATGCCTATGCCGAGGATCGTCCCTTTGACGAGACGTTTCCTCTCGCCCTCGACATTCTCGATGCGCGGTGGAGCGGCAAGCCGGAAGTCGCCGAAGACCACAGCCAGGACGAATTGCGACAGGCCGCAATCAATGACGCCCTTGAACAGGTGCCGGCATGACCGACACCGGCAAGCTCGAAATCAAGGCCGAAGTCTCCATTGATGATGCCGGCACCGTGACCGGCATCGCATGGCCGTTCGGCAAGCCGGACACCTATGGCGACCTTATCGAGCCGACCGCTTTCCGCTTCGCGCCTAACGTTCCGATGATTGTTGAGCATGAGGATGGGCGCGGTGCAGTCGGCATCTGGAATTCCCATGAAGTCACCGACAACGGCCTTGAGGTAAAGGGGCGCTTGTTTGTCGAAGGCGTCGGCCCCGCCCGCGAAGCACGCCGTCACCTTGTCGCCGGTAGCATGTCCGGCCTGTCCATCGGCTACCAGCTTCATGAGCATAAGGCTCGCCCGGAGGGCGGGCGCGTCCTCACCTGTCTCACCATCACCGAAATCTCGCTCTGCCGTCGCCCGGTCCATCCCGCCGCGCGCGTCACCGAAGTCAAATCCATCATCGAAGGAAACAGCATGGAAAACGAACTGAAGCAGGAACCGGAAGCCAAGGCCGATCCGGTCGCATCCCCGGAAGAGGTGAAGGCGCTCAAGGCCCGCGTCGATGCCATCGAAGCCAAGGCGAACCGCATTCGCGGCGTCAACGACAATCACCCGGCCGGCGCAAACGACAACAGCGAGAAGAAGGCGCTGGAGATGTTCATGCGCACCGGCTCGGTTGCGGAAGTGAAAGCCATCGCGTCCGACAACAATCTGGACGGCGGCTATTTCGTCCTGCCGACCACCGATCTCACCATCCGCAATCTGCTTACGGACCTTTCGCCGATGCGCGGCCTTGCCGAAGTCGTCAATATTTCCGGCAGCGTCTATGAGCGTTTCTATTCCAAGGGCAAGCGCGGCGCGCGGTGGGTGTCCGAACGTTCCGAACGTCCGCAGGACACGGCAACCCCGGACCTCGCCAAGATTTCCTATGGCGTTGCGGAACTCTACGCCGCGCCGACGACGACGCGCACCCTGCTTGAAGACTCCGCCGTCGATCTGGCTGGCTGGCTTGTTAATAACGCTGTCCACGACTTCGCCGAGACCGAAGGCGAAGCATTCCTGACCGGCAGCGGTGAAGACAATTCGCCGAAGGGCCTTCTGACCTATCCCACGGCCTCGGAAAAGGACTTCGCCCGCGAGTGGGGCAAGTTCCAGTATGTGCCGGCCGGTGCGACCGCCCCGACCGACAAGCAGCTTGCCGATGCCCTCATCAAGCTCGTCGCCACGCTGCGCCGCCCCTACAAGGGCAATGCCGTCTTCCTCATGAATAGCAATACCGCCGTCCGCCTGCGCCAGATCGTGGATGGAAACGGCCGCTATCTCTGGGCACCGACCGGCAACCTCATCGAAGGCATCGAGCATCCGCTTCTCGGCTATCGCGTCGAGATTGAAGAGGGCATGCCCGACATTGGTTCCGGTGAGCATCCCATCGCCTTCGGTGACTTCCGGCAGGGTTACGTGATCGTGGACCGGCAGGGCGTGCGCGTCGAGCAGGATTCCACCACGCAGAAGGGCAAGATCATCTTCGACACCTACAAGCGTGTTGGCGGTGGTGCCGGCGACTTCAACGCCGTCAAGTTCCTCAAGATCAGCGCCAACTAAGGAAATCGGCCATGAAGGACACCTATCACGATAACAAGGCCGTGCCGGCGCTCGCCCCGGCCGTCGTCACCGCAGCCGCAAACGGCGTTGCCGTTGACCTTGCCGGCTTCGACAGCGCGCTTTTCGTCATCAATACCGGCGCTATCGTCGGCGATGGCGATTTCAGCGTGAAACTTCAGGAAAGCGACACGGCCGACAACGCCAATTTCGCGGACGTTGCCGATGCCGACCAGCTCGGCACGATCCCGGCCACGCTCGCCGCAAACAGCGCCTATCGCGTCGGCTATATCGGCAGCAAAGCGCAAGCGATATGTCCGCGCCGTGGTGACAAAGGCCGGCGGCACGTCCATCGCGCTCGCCGTCTCGGCCGTTCTCGGCCATCCGCATATCGCGCCGGTCGCAGCCTAAGCCATGAACAGGCGGCGCGCATACGAAGAGGTGGAAATCAGCTTCGGCGGCAACGCCGTGACGCTTCGCCCTTCCTTGCGCGCCGCTACCATCCTTGAAGAGCGATTCAGCTTCCCGGCACTGTTTCGGGCGCTGGACGAATGCAATCTTCCGATCATTTCCGAAATCATTCTGGTCTCCAATAGCAGCGGCTACCAGAATGCAGCGGCCTTCCTGTCTTCAGTCCCCGGAAGGCCGCTCTCCCCCTTCTTCACCGCCGTGCGCCAACCGCTCGCCGATCTCGTTTCCATGTTCATCCCGGCACCTGATCCGAAGGCGAAGCCCTCGGCAGAGCAACCTCTGCCGTGGCGCGATCTCTATGCCGGCCTTTATGCTACCGCGACCGGCTGCCTCGGCTGGACACCAGAAGCCGCATGGAACGCCACGCCGAACGAAATCACGCGCGCCTGTCAGGCCCACGTCGATTATCTTGTGATGACTGGCATTGTGAAGCGGGACGGCAAGGAACCCGACCCGGAACAGGCAGAGCGCAATCTTGCTGCCGGCCTCGATCCTGACTTTGACCGTGCCGGCCTTCATGCCCTCAAAGGCAGGGGGCGCAAGCCATGAGCGACCTTCGCCCGCCTCGCTTCTGCCCTACCTGCCTTCAGAACGTTCCGTATGGCGTCCGGTGCGAATGCCAGCTTGCATCTACGCGCGCCCGGAATCGCCGCCATGATGCTCTTCGCGGCACTGCATCGTCACGCGGCTATGATGCGGAATGGCGTCGGGAAAGCCGCGCCTACCTGCTTCAACACCCCTATTGCGCAGAGTGCGCCCGTCATGGCCGTGCCACCACCGCAACCCTTGTCGATCACGTTATCCCGGTCCGGCTTGCCCCGCATCGCCGGCTAGATCGCACCAATTGGCAGAGCCTTTGCACGCCCTGCCATAGCTCATGGAAGCAGCGGCAGGAGCGTAGTTAGTTATGCGTGCGATTGAAGGGTGGTCTAAGGGAACGTATCAATTGCCGCTCCATATTCAGGTATGGGCGAAGGACACCTGCGGCCGTCTCGATAAGTGGAGGCTGGTGCATCACTGCGACGACCGGCCCCTCTCTCAGTGCCCCTATCCATCCATCCGCCTCTTTGCGCGGCGTCGGGCTAGGTCGGTTGTCCAGCGACTTATTGATATGTGGTTCGTAGAGCCGCAGCCTTGGCCCTACCGGATGCATCGCAGTGCCGACTCTCAGCGCGAAGTGATTAGGCCCGACCCACGCATAAACAACCTCGGTGAGGGTAGCGATTTCAGGATTGGTGATGGCAACACGAATGCGCTCACCGTCCTCGCTAAGCGTCATCGTGGCGACTGTCTCGAATCTCGACCAATCAATGCTCATTACGTTTGGGTAGCAGGTTTAATGCGCTTTGCAACCTGTGGGGCGGGGGTGGTTGTCGATTTGTCAGCGTCATTAGGGACCGGCGGGGGGAGGCACGCATGAGATTGCGTCCAAATAACTTTTTCATGAGTGAAGGCTAATTCGCATGGGTATCGTCACCCTCTCATTCTTCAAGACTCACCTCGGAACCGACGATTTGCTGGACGTTGACGCCCTCGGCGACCTCGGCAACGCGACGGACGAACTGCTTCAGCATTACCTCGACGCGGCTGAAGAATGGGCTGTTTCTTGCCTCGGACAGCCGATTTCTACCTTCGATCCGGTGCCCGCATCGATCAAACAGGCCGTCTGCATGATGGCTGCGCACCTCTACCAGAACCGGGAAGCGGCCCTTGTCGGCGTCAATGTATATGCATTGCCGCACGGCGCGGCCGATTTCCTGCGCCCATATCGCGTCGAAGTGACCGGCCATGTCACAGAATAAGAGCCTTACCGAACAGTCGGCGGCACTGGCGAAGCGCCTTGAAGCCATCCCGCAGGAAATCCTTGAGGCCCTTCGCCCGGCACTCATGAAGTCCGGCGAAGAGGTTGCCGCAGCCGCAGCGACCTTCGCGGAAGCATCCCGCGATACCGGCGCGCTCATCGACAGCATCGCCGTCACCGGCCCCGGTGAGACCACGCCCGCCTATGCCGAAGGCGGTGGCCGGCGCACCGCCGGACCTAATCAGGTTCTTGTCACCGTGGGTAATGAAGCCATGCGCCACGGCCATTTCATCGAGTTTGGCACCGTCAAGCAGGAGCCGCAGCCGTTCCTTCTGCCGGCCGTCCGCACCACCAAGCCCCGCTTTGATCGCCGCATGAATCGTGCCGTTGCGGCGGCAGTGAAGAAGTATAACCCCACATGATTGAACCGTCCCTTGCCCTTCAGGCCGCTATCGGCAACGCCCTTGCCGCAGACCCGGCCGTTACCGCCCTTGTCGAGCCGGTCCGCATTCGCGGCGGGCAGATGCGCCCCGATCACTTCCCTTGTATCCTCATGGGGAACGGGCAGACCGTGTTTCTCGGCAATGCATCCGGCGGGCAGTATGTTGCGCGCGCCTATGTTGACGTTCATGTCTGGGCAGAAGAGGACGGCGCGGACATGGCAAAGGCCATCGGCTTCGCCGTCATGAACGTGCTGCAGGTCGCACCCGTCACCACCAGCTTCGCCATCGACGCTTTCGAGCCGCCCGCCATCCGGTGGATGCGCGACCCTGATCCGGCGAAGTCCTATTGCCATGGCGTCATGACCGTTGAGGCCGTTATGCGGTGGAGCGTCTAATGCGTGCCGGCAAGCTCAATCGCGTCATCTTCATTGATCGGCTGACCGAAACCCTCAATGAGAACCGGACGCCGATTCCCACCTGGGCGAATATTGCCACGCTGCGCGCCGAAGTTCTCCAGCATTCCGTTGACGAGGACGAGGCCAGCAGCGGCGAACGTGACGCCGACACCATCACCTTCCGCACCCGATTCTTCAGCGGCTTGGAAACCGCCGACCGTATCCGGTTCATGGGGCGCACCTACAATGTGAAGGGCTGGACCGAAATCGGCATCCGCCACGGCCTCGAAATCAAGGCGGTGGCAGCATGACGCGCGGCCTGAAGCCTTCGACCATCGTTCCCGGTAGCTCGCCGGTCTCTGCCGTGCCGAAGACGCCTTCCTATCTGTCCAAGGAAGGCAAGGCGGAATGGCGTCGTGTTGCGCCTATCCTTGCCGTTGAACGAAAGGTTCTGACTGAAGCCGACTTTGCCACCCTCGAAACCTACTGCCTGCATTACGGCCTTGTCCGGCAGGCAGAGCGGGAAATCGCGGTGAATGGTCTTATCGACGCCAACGGCAAGCGGAACCCCGCCTATGGCATCATCAAGGAATCTTCGACCCTGCTTGCACGGTATGCGGCCGAACTCGGCCTGACGCCCGCCGCCCGGTCCCGCGCCACGATCTCGGAAGCCGTGAATGATGATGAGGATTTCCTTTGAGCGCCCTTGTCATCTACCCGGAATGGCTTTTCGACGGCTCGCCCATTGAAGACACCTTCGGCGACGGCGAACGTGCCGTGCAATGGCTTCGCCGCAACAAGCATCCGAAGAACCCCGCGCCCGGCCACTCGTTCCAGCTTGCCGAATGGCAGGAGCGGATTATGGCCTCGGCGACGGCATGGCCTCAATGATTTCTAATCCGAAACTTTAGTGCTTGCATCCAGCCTTGGTTACGGTTACAAAAACACCGACACCAAAGAAAGATTGGCACCATGGCGTTGAGCAATGCAGAAAAGGTCCGGGCCTACCGGGAACGCCAGAAGGCGAAAAAGCAGGACGACCTTAAACAGTCGGAATCCTCACATTGGTATGTGCAGGGTAATTTCCAGAGCTACCTAACTGATCACCCGGACTGGTCCGAGTTTGAGCTTCCGCTTGATCTTATGGGATTGCCGACGCCGACCTTCCGCGACGGCATGCCAGAGACCGCTTCCGGCACGGTTATCGATCCTGAAGACCCGAACCACGCCGCCCTCTTCAAAGCGATGGGCCGCGCAGACGTTTTCGTCGGCCTGTTGCTTGAAGCCGCTACCGTCCTCGCTCAGCGCGTCAACGAATTCAAGCTGAAGGAAATCGGCAACAGGATTCAGGAGATTGAAGCCGCAGAATGGAAAGACCCGGCCGCGAAGAAACAGGCCGTCAATGACATTGTGCGGCTTACGAAGATGCAGGACCAGCTTTCAAAGCAGGTTCGCATAACCCTTCCCCAATGGAAGGTGACGGGTGACTAAGCCCGAAACCGGGAACGAACCGGCTCGGCCTAGGAAACTTTGCCAGATCGTCCCGGAGTCTCGAAACATCGCACAACCCACGAAAGGATACTGCGATGCAGCAGCAGATTACCACGAGCGCAACACCAGCCGCAACGCAGGATATGCCGGTCAATTACGTTCACGTCCAAGTCACCACGGGAATGTTTGAGCGTGTGTCGAAAGGCTGGCGCTTTACCCGCTTTGGCAACAATTACGGGCGCGTCGAATATCTCAACTCCCCTTCCGGTTTGATTGTTTTGGCGCACCAAGACACCAATGCCGGGCAGATTGACGGCATCCACCCGGCAAGTCTTTCCGGCAGCATTACAAGCCCACGCAACATCATTGAACCGTTCAGGACAACGGATAGCGCGCCGATTGCTTATAACCTGCATTGGATGACGCGACGTTCGCAAGGCGCGCTCATTCACGATGCCTTTGGGCGGATGGTCGATTCCGGCGACCCGGAAGCAAACTCCATCGAGACGCCGGATGGTGAAACAATGGGAATGGCAATCTATGACGCGCCGTTCGGTCCCGTCATTGCGCTATTCGACTCTTTCACCAATGACGTTTTCGTCATCCTTGAGGCTGGAAATGCTGATTTCATCAAAGGCGGCGAAAGCGGCCTGACATCGTAG